AATACGCACAAGCTGATCCTGGCGCTCCACCACCAAGACCATCTAGACAAGGCGCAGGTGCTGCCAAGCAAACTGTTGCTCCAACTCCAACTGCTACAACTCCAGCGACAACCGATACTACACCTGACGTAGTTGGTGGGCCTCCAAGCCGTCCAAGTACAACTAAACAAGTTCCAGGTCATGGTGGCGGTCATGGTGGTAGCAATATCAACATCATTGCTATGCAGCATGCTCTACAAGATTTAGCACAGGCGGTGTCCTCGCAGATTAATCTGCAAGACGCCTTCAGTGGTGATCCAAGAAAAGAGCAAGAGGCAAAGGCTCGTGATGCCTTCGGTGTGTTCTTAACTAAGAACTACATGAGGAACACTAAGGTATCGGGTATTGAGTATGATCCTGACCCCAACATAAAAAATATGCCAAACAAAGAAAAGTCTGCTAAGGATCCAACTCGTATGAGTATCGTTATGGATACTATGAATCGTATTGGTAATCCTAAAAAGGGCGAAAACTTTAATGATGGTTCTTGGGGCCCTCGTACCAATGCTGCCGTTCGTGATGCATATGCATTCGCTTCTGGTCTATTGGATTTCGTAGACGACGTTAATCGCTTTGCCACAAAGAGGATGTCAGTTTCATATGACAGAGCATCTCTAGCCGAATTAGAAAAGGCGGCCACTCCAGACAACACTTTAACTCCACAACAAAAGATTCAGGCCGCTCCAGTCGTTACTCAACATGTCAAGGCTATCAAGAAGATGTATGATGAAGTAAAGAACAGTATCTTGCAACACCCTGCCTACCAGCAGTTTATTGAAGACTCTGTCCCATTCAAGTCATATAAGTCTCCAGTAACTCAACAGCAGGTCGATACTGTTAAGCAGAATTTCCCTCAGGGATTCACGGTTGATCTTGGTGCTGGTCCAACAACGATACCTATAGATAGTCTCCTCAGTTTAAATGCTTTGAAGAAAATCATACCACAAGACTCTAAAGTAACTCCACAACAAGTTGTTGAACAGATTTGGAAACAACAAGAGAAACTATTGGGACCGGACATAGGATATTAACATGCCCCTTATTCACGACAATCCTTGGCTGGTAAGCCAGCTTATACAAGCCGCATTGGACTCTGAGAATAAACTCTCAAAGAAGGGTCAAGCTGCGCCCGCGCAAGAACAGCCGGTGGCTACTGGATTAAAATCCATTTTGAACAACCTGAGGAATCAAATAAATCCAGGCAGTGACTCTACAGGAGCCATTTCACACGAGACCAGTGGTGCTGATGTATTTAGTCACAACATGGACAGTATGGGCGATTTGGTGCAGTGGTTGGCAAATAATGGAACCAGAGTTGGCGGTAAGGCTATCGTATATGCTGGCAATGTCGCCCGTCCTGGTGAAGAGTACGGGTATTTCAAAATCGAGCCAGGTACTGAAATTTTAGTAAGAGATAATCCTGCTAGACCAGATAGAGGCAACGCATCTTTAGTTGGATTCTGGATTAACCCTGAAGCTCTAAAGAACTACCTAGTTTCTCTACAAGCAGACGAAAAACTAAAGACTAACGTTATGTTCCAGGTTCAGTTACTAAAATTGATCCAAGACGCTAACAAGCAGTTAGACTTGGATGTTAGTGAGCAATACAAAGCACCAGAGAAAACTCTACCAGATACTCAAGTACTAGATACTGTTGTAAAGGATATGGATCCTCAGCAGTGGTTTAATCCTGGCAATGTTCCATTGACTATTGGCGATCTCAAAGATGCAACAACATTCAATGCTTGGTTAAGCAAAAATAGTATTTCTATCAAGGTTGGTGAACGTAGAATGATGATCAACCATCCAGAGTTCGACCGTTGTGCTATTCTCAAGATTCTAAATCAAAGAGTAAAGTACACCTCTGACAGGGCTCAGACCGCAGAAGCCAAACAAGTTGCCGTAGTATATGGACAAAAAATAAAGGCTCTTGCCGTAGAAGTACAATGTGATTTAGGTGCGCAACCACAGCAGCCAGGTCAAGAGAAACCAGGTGATCAAGGCGGTGGTCTTGCAGCAGCTTCTCCACAGATTTTGCAAAAGCTATCTTCTCTCAGACCATTCAATGCTCAATACATCAGCTTCCCAGAAATTAAGAAGTTTGTAGATTTGTATGCCACATATGCTAACGATCCAACTGTTACACAATTAGCCGGTAATATCAATCAGTATATGGATACTGCTAAGAATCAATATTTTGGAACCGATACGCTTCAAATCAACAATATTGACAATAGCAGATTTAAAGCTTTGCTCAAGAATCCATCAACGGGTGGAGGCTCTGCAGCAATGCCTGCTTGTAATCTCCTATACGATGTTGTAGTATATGCTGGCCAATTATATCAGCGTCTAGTTATCTCCCTACAAACCGTTGCTCAGGATCCTGAAAGAGGCAAATACATTGACTATCGCTCAATGCAACAGCAAATAACTCCAGGTGGCCCACAGCAGACTAACGTAACCACACTTCATGATCTAAGCGAAAGTTTAATGAGAGAATGGATGGCTCGCAGATGATATCTAATAGTGAGGTCAGCTTTTGTGTTGATACACTCCTTGTAGAAACCGTATTAGCGGATCCAAAATTCTACAAGAAGGCTGGCTTTGTCCAAGATTTGCTCGCCAAAGTCAAGGACTACTTTAGTCATCAGATTGATCAGAAGAACCCTGTTAGCAGCGTTCTCAGCATTCTTGCACCTGGTGCCTTATGGTTGTTGTTTCAAACATTAGGAATCGGCAAGTGGGGATTTCTGCTTGGTCTACTTATGGATGTATTTCATGTAGACGTGGGCGGTATGCTATCTTCTTTGTACAACAAAGTCAGAGCAATGATTAGTGGCGGTAAGAAAGTATCTTCCGCTGAAGTTGATGAGGCCGCTGAAGCTACCACTCAAGAATTTAACAAACCACCTACTCCTCAAGAAGAAGAGCAGGGAATGCAAGACCTGAAATCGAGAACTCCTGCAGCCGCACAACCAGCCGATGACAACAAGGTCTATAGCTCACTTGAGCTGTTGAGTGATGCCAGAATGTTTAGCTTGGCCCTTATTGACTATGAAAATCAAAAGCTGAGATTGACCAAAGATGGTGTTATCAAAATTGCTGGATTTTTCGGCAGTTCAAAATCCAAGGGCACAAATTTGCTCGGTAAGATTTTTGGATGGGTTATCAAGTTAGCATTAGCCTCTGCTGGTTTGATGGTAGCAGGCGATGTAGTCAATGAGATGGTCGGTCGTCCAAGCGCACTTAGTGGTACGTACCAACGTGGCCAAGAAAGCTCTGAAGCCCCATCAGCTCCAGTTGGTCCAAAATCAACTCAAACTAAATTCCCACCTAAGGCCGATGGTCCATTACCAAGTAGCATGCCAATAGTCAACAATCCTCAAAATATTGAGAATATGATGATTCAAATTACCAAAGACGTATATGGTGGCCTTGATGGTAAAGATAGTCTTATACGAAGCAGCCCTGCGTTCCAGGCCGTTAAAGAGAACATTGTTTGGTACAATACTCATAATGAAGGATCTGCCATCACATTTATACCAGGTTTGTTTAAGTCTAAAAAACAATTGGTGGACTACTTTATCGACGATGTGGCCAAAAGTGCTCCTTAAATCGGGCATATCGGAACATATCAATATAATTTCTTTTAGGTGAAACCACATGAGAAAAAGTGAGATATTTGAAAGTTTTGTTAAGATTGCCCAAGAGAGGGGACTCGTGTCTCAAGCGGAAAAGCCTGAGCACACTGAGACAGATTTCTCTGAGACGAATCCAAGATTCGATTCGTTAACTATTGAGCAAATTAGCAAGCTATACAATACCAAACCGGAACAACCAAAGGATATGGAATACAAGCGTAACATCATCGAAGATGCGCATCCAGATTCACTTGTTATTGCTCCTTCTTATGATAAATTGAACGGTCTCGTTGAAAACGAAAACGAAGGTCAGAACATTAGACTTCGCATCGTAATGAAGGACCCGGACGGTCACCTCGTCAATCGTAAATATGCTAGGAAGAATTTGCTGCTTTCTTTAGTGCGTGTTGGCAACGAGCTTGACGCCCGTAACAGCGAAGAACTTCGTAAATTGGCTGACGCCTGCCTCGAACAGATGGCTCAAAAAAAAAGTATTGAAAAAAGAGCCTATGTACAAATTGCCGTCGCTGCAGTTGTAATTGTATTGGGCGCTATTTACGCCAAGCAGCATTTGCGTTTCCACAGTGATGGATGGCAAGCTGACTACAATAAAGCCATGGCAGAGATTGACGATTTGATGAATTCTAACACGAATTTCGAAGTTGGTTATTCTTACACTCCAGCATTCATTCAGACTCTTACTCAATTGAAGACTGAGCTTGGTAATCTTAACGCTGCCGTTATGAAAGCCATTCCAATTCTTGACAAGATGCAAACTCCTAAAAACGCCGATGAGTTGAAGAAGATGATTGATGAACCAGAGACTAAGGACGCTATTAAAGCAGTGCAAGAGTTGCAGGCTCAAATGGCCCAGTCTTATCCATTCATCAACACTACCATCAATAGCTTTGGTAATGAAGCATACAAGCAGCGCGCTATTGCACAAAAGGGACTATTATCTTCAGTCATAGACTCTGCTGAAATTCTTCATGGCGGTGGTGGTTTGGTGGCTGACGATTTCGATGATGTCAAGCACGCCTTACAGACTTTGAAAGTTGACTTGTCTAATCTAGGAAAGATTATGCAAGGTGTTGAAAGTATCAAGCAGAAAGCTCAACAAGATTTGACTGCCAGTCAGTCCGAGGTCTCATCAAGCTTTACTGCTCCAGAAGCTAAACCAACCGCTACAACTGGAGAGGCAGGTGGAACCCCAGCTACTGAACCGGGCGAGAAGAAAAGCCCATTTGATGCTCTTGAAGAAGAGAGCAAAGGGCTATTTGGCGGTCTTTTCGGCAAATAATCTAGGCATAGCCAGATATCTTTGCAATATAGGCAACTTTTTATTTGAAAACATATCAATAAACGAGTATGCTTTATGAATTTTGTAAGTTAAAGGTGTAAGTTACCATGCCCCAAAGGGCATTTTCAGATTAAATAGGAAACTAAAATGTCTCTAAAACTATTACAACCAGGCACTCAGCCTTTAGGTCAGTTTGACGGTTATGACTCTGATGTTCTAACCCTCAAGGGTGGTGAAGTGGTATCTTTCGCCCAAGTAACTACTTCCGGTCAACCAGGAGTATCCTCCGGTGGTCTCGACCAAGCAGCATATGATGTATTTGACGGTTACGTCAATGCAACTGGCGTTCTCAAGCGTCCAGTAGTATCTCGTAGATACGATGGTAACGCAGGTAGCGTATCCGCTTCCAGCCGTCCATTGATGCTATCTGACGATGGTATTACAGGATACGGAACTCTATTCGGCTCAGTAGTCGGTGGAACCGTAGGTCAACAGGTCAACGGACCAACCACCTTCACTGGTGCAATCCTTGGACCACACACTGCAACCGGCTCTGGCAAGGTAACTTGCTGGGATAAGCCAGGTCTCTACGCTGTCTCCCTAGACGCAGTAGACACCAACGCTGTCTCTGGTTTGCAACCAACCAACACCACATTGGCCGTTGGAACTGGACTAACCTTCACTAGCTTGGGTCTATTGACTCCAGTTGGTTCTGCTGGCGCACTAGGTGGCGCTCCAAAGGTAGCTAACCTAGTAGAGTTCAACACTAACCAGTCTTTGGTAACCACTCCAAACTACTTGGTTGCTGCTTTGAACAGCCCATCTGGTAACGTATCATCGGTTCAACCAAGAGCCTTTGCATTCGCAACCATCTACTTCGCACCACCAACCGCCTAACTAGGCTAAGTAAACTTCTCTGGCCGAGAGGCTGGAGGAGATGCCAAGCGCAAGCTTGTCATTCTCGAAGTCCGAAAGGACCCCTCTCACCCTTTTAACGTAAGAATATCAAGCTGGTAAGACTGGCAAATTTTTCTAGGAGAAACTATGAATATGTTTAGCGGCAAGGGCGAAATTAACGCCTCATCTTTCAAGGATGCATTGCAAGCCTTGGTAAAGTACGCAGCCATTCTCGAAGAGAATGTCCCTGCAAACCAAGGACTAGCTGGTCAACCAGCGCTGAGCGATGAGAAGCGTGATGAATTGATCACTCGCGCAATCATGACTCAAGACGGAAAGATTGCTTTGGCACAGGCCATGGCAAACCCAATCCGTAGAAACCTCGATTACCATGGTATCGCTCGTCGTGCCTTGGTTGTTGACCCACTACCACAGGGAGCAATTCCAACTTACGATAGAGATATCGACGTTGCCGCAGTTGTTATCTCTTCCAACGGTACTGGTCCAGAGTCCCGTGTATTCGGTGACCGTGTAGTTGTACCAGAGTTTGAAATCTACGCGAACCCAACAGTTCGTATCGCTGAAGTCAAGCGTCGTAGATTCAACGTAATCGACAGAGCTGTTCAAAAGGCACGTCAGGAAATCATGGCTCAAGAAGATGCAAACATCTTTGCCGCCTTGGACGCCGCTGCCTCAGTTGAGAACACTCTAACTGACATCGCCGATGCAGGTCTTCTAAAGAGAGACTTGGTCGAAATCAAGCAACAGATTGATCGTTGGGACTTAGTAACTACTAAGTACTTCATGAACATCAACGAGTTCACTGACATCCTCAAGTGGGGTTCTGGTGGTGGACAAGGTGTTGGTGGTGGTGACTTCGATCCAGTAACTATGAGAGAAGTTCTACAGACCGGTCTATACGCCCACATCTGGGGTACTGATATCATGGTCAGCAAGATTGTTCCACCTGGAACTATCTACGGTGTAGCCGATCCTGAGTTCGTTGGTGTAATGCCAATCCGTCAGGACATCGAAGTTCTACCAGCAGACGAGCCAAAGCAATTGAAGCTCGGATGGGTAGTCTCTGAGATTATCGGTATCGCTATCGTCAACCCACGTGGTTGCGCAGCCGGCCGTAAGTCTGTCGTAATCGGCGCCTAATAAGCCTGATTGAGTAATTCCGAAATGCCTTCTAGAGAAATCTAGAGGGCATTTCACTTTTCTGGCATATAGATATGGATCCCAAGAAACTTCGAAAGCAATACATGCACCTCATGCCCAGTCTGAACAAGGCTATGCAGCACGTGCAGTCTCAGCTTGCAGATTTGCCGCCACATGATTTTCTGTTGGAAACCAACTTAAAGCCGTACCTTAGTATCAAGAAGAAAATGCTCCGAGACCGTGAATCCGATCCCAGCATCCTTCCAGATTTGGCCAGAGGTAGACTTTTCTTTTCTCAAGACTATAACCCTAAAGAGGTTGTAGATTTACTCAAGAAGATATTCCCAGGCCAACTTACAGGGTCTAAGAAAAAAGACACTAACGATTGCGGACTTGAATATCCTGGAGTAACTGATGTTAATCTGGATATTGATGGAGTCCAATTCGAATTGCAATTAATGCCATTGAACTATAAAGACTCTCAAGAACTATCTCATCAGATTCATGATCAATTACGTAGTGATAAAGATAAGCTAACTGATGTTCAGAAAGAGTTTTTGAAGAGTACTCACAATAAACTCTTTAAGGCCCTAGATGTAAAATCCAAGGCCCCAAAGAGCGACTAAAACTGACGAGCGACTTCTAACAAACGATACTTGGTATTACTCTGCGGGTCACGAAGAATCTCCAAGTAACATCCGTCCAAAGCCTTCTTGATTCGAGGCCCAGCCGCCATTCCAGCCGCCAACAGGTCGTCCCCGTTGATGGCCATTTCCTTGCGAGCTAGGACCACCAATCCCTTGTATTCCTCCAGCAAGCTACCAGATGCCAATCCCATAGGCTCAGTCAAATGTAGAAATTGACGGAGGGTCTCTTCCCAAGGGTCGGGGCTATGGTTCTTCAAAGCCGCCATAAAGCTCTTATAGGCAGGAGCCGTATGTTGCTCTTCGAACGTATAGAATTGCTCTACCATATTCAAGAGAAATACCACCCTCTTGATCTCCTTGCTGGAGAACTTGAGGTTGATGAGTTCTTCCTGAACCTGTTGAGCTGGAAGCTTGTTGTATAGAAATGCCAGCTTGGTTTCCAAGGTTCCCGCGCATTGCTCCTGTTGAGAAAGCAATGGAAGCTGCCTTCCCGCCAGAAGCGGGCAAGCAATGTCCAAAGCTCCAGAATCTCTCAAGAGTTGCAATCCATAAGAAGAGTGCTGAGACATCAGTGTCTTGCTAAGCTCGTCACTGATGCGCTCCTTAGAAACCTTCTTCAAGGTCTCCAAGCTTTGCTTCATACCCTCGAAAGTGGAAGGATCAACTGCATAGCCGAAGCGTGCAGCGAAACGAGCCACTCTCATGATACGAAGTCCGTCTTCTTGGAAGCGAACCAAGGGGTTGCCAACTGCTTTAATCACGCCCTCCTTGAGATGTTGAACTCCACCAAAAGGGTCAACAAATCTGTGGGAGAGTGGGTCATAAGCGATGGCGTTGATGGTAAGGTCTCGTCGAGCCAAGTCTTGTTCCACATTCATGACGAAGAAGACTTCATCGGGTCTACGACCGTCTGAGTATTCTCCTTCGATTCTGAACGTAGTAACCTCGAAGTGGTTTTCGACACCTTCGCCCATACAGACCGTTACCGTGCCATGTTGCAGGCCGGTTGGAATGGTCTTAGGGAAAAGCTCCAGGACCCTTTGGGGGCTGGCGTCAGTGGTAATATCCCAGTCCTTGGGCGTCTGCCCCAGGAGAAGGTCTCGCACACATCCGCCCACAATAAAGGCTTGGTATGAGTTTTCGTTTAATACCCGACATACCTCAATCGCCAAAGGGTGAATAAGGTGCGGGGAAATAGGTCGGTGTTCCATGTCAAGCACTCTAAAACTTAAAAATTACGTGTCAAGCGGGGCGGCGTGTAATAAAAGGGCATTATGATAGAGTTCTATCAAAAGACAGAGGAAAATGAGTTTGCTAGAGGTTACCGAGCTTTACAATTTGATTTCCAGGGGTTCCGAACATGTGAGTTCCAGGAAGCAATCCAGGCAACTTAGAAAAGTTGCTTTGTCAACCATTTCTTCTGGCCAAGGTTTTACCAAAATGGCTTTCGATACTCGCCGTATTGATCAAGAGACCGAATACAATCCACGTAGAGGTCTTCAAAACTATAACCGTAGTGAGATGTTCCTTTCGGAAGGTTTAGCACAAAGAGTTAAGAACTTTGCCAAGCTACGTAACTCGCTTAATGCTCTCAAGAATGTTTACGGTAGAGAGCACGAATGGCAAGATAGCAATGCTCGCATTTTAGTAACCGCTGTTGATAAGGGTATGCGTACCGGTATCGATGATGGAGAGTTTGCAGCACAGAACCAACCAGGTGTTGGAAGTTTTGATTATCTAGAAGAGCTATTGAATGTCAGATATCGTTTGAGCCATGATGATTTAACTAGAATGAGTGAAACAGATTTGACTAGAGTTATATTGGCCAAGGATGAAGACCTTACTCGTAAGGATGTTAAGCAAGCTTTAGAAATCACTAAGAGCGATGTGGCCACTAAGGGATACGATTCGTTAATCGAAAAACTATTTGACGGATGTAAAGCCAGTGCAGACAATCCAGATGTTGAAAGAACAATTACTATCACTATTAGAGACCGATTCCATAAGGAGGGTTAATGAGTAGTGAAAGTAATTTTGCGTATTCGTTAAAGTACAATACACACTTTATCGTTAAAAACACTTGCACAGATCGTAGGAAGACGATCTCTATTTTCAACTATCCGATTAACTTTGGAGACACCAGAGACCTACTTCAGATTCCAGGTGTAGAAGAATCGGACATCAGAGCATCTCTTCTCAAGGGAGTTCTGCGTCACAAGCTTTTGAATGGTGACATTCAATTAGTTTCCAGCAACATTGATTTGCTACAGTTCAGCGATAGACAACGTAATTTTTTGTTGCAGTTCGGATTTACAGAGGGAGTACAAATTGGATATGACGAGTTAGATGGTTACGTCCAAAGTTTGATTTCTTCTGGAGGTGGTGGCGGTGGTATCACACCTTCTCAGCACGAAACTCTCAGGCAACTCATTCATTTTATTGATGAAGGTCCGGGAGATGGCTTTGCGTCAGGCGCCTTCAAAGAAACCCTTCCAACTGGTAATCCATTCCCAACATCTATTACTTGGTATCTTGATGTTGGAAAAACTAAAAAGTTAGTTGAAAAGTTCTTGATTTACAACTCATCGAAATTTCCAGTTACAATTCACTGGAATATGTATGATACGGATGGTGTCACCATTATTCATACAGTTATTGACACTATCACTTATAGTACAGCCTTCGAATCCACTAGAACTAGAGCAATTACCTGATTTCTTGTATCTGCTTATCACATTCTATTATTTTTAGAGTATTATAGGTGTAAGAGTAAGTTTAACCTCTTATAAATAGGTGAACTCATGTCAGGCGAATCCCCAGCAGCAATTTTATATGATAGCAATGGCGTAGCGTTAGCGGTCTATAACAATACCGCTATTCCAGCTAGTACGCCAGCAATTCTATTTGCCGGTTCCGATGGGGTAAACTCCCAATACGCAAAGATGACCAACTACGGCGCTTTGTTTGGTACACAGGCATCCACCAATGTTGTAGTTCAAAGTGCGGCCGTAGTTACGACTAGCGGTTCCAGCATAATCACAACTGATTTTTTCGGTAGCCAACAAATCAATTTGATTGTCAATGCAGGCACAGTAACAGGTGCCGGCTCCATTCAATACACCATTCAAGAAATTGATCCAGGTGATGGAACGACACTATTTGGCAATAGCGCCAGCACTGTAGTTATCAATACTGGTAATGCTCCCGGCGTCTTCCTTGCTACCTTGCCATTAACGCACAGCTCAGCTATCAAAGTTACATGGACTGTAACTGGCACGTTTAGCTCGACTATCTACTCTACTATCACTACCAAGAGCACCCCAGACACTCAGACAATTTCTGGTAGCATTACAGCAACCAACCCATCTGTAGGTACAGACGGTGCGGCTGTTCTCGGTTTCGATACTCAAATTGGTGGCTCGGTAACAACTGCGGCTCCAACCTATACAACTGGAAACTTGAATGCCCTTTCTCTAACCACTCTTGGTGGTTTGCGTATTGATGGCGTTTATGCAAGCGGCACTGCTAACGCAACTGCTGCCGACTTGATGGCTAATGGTGGTTATGTAACTACTGCGGCTCCAACCTATACAACTGGTCAGCTCAGCGCTTTGTCTTTGACGACTGCTGGTGCCCTACGTATCGATGGTTCGGGAACTACTCAGCCAGTCAGCGGAACAGTAACTGCTAACCAAGGAACTTCTCCTTGGGTCACCAGCGTATCTGGTACAGTTGCTGTAACTCAGTCTACCAGCCCATGGATCGTAGCTGGTGGTGGAACCGCAGGTACCCCAGCTTCTGGTGTAGTAACTGTTCAAGGTATCTCTGGAATGACTGCGTTGCAAGTTGTTACCAATAAGGCCACAACTTCTTCCGTAACCAGCGTCGCATCTTCCGCAACCAACGTAACATTGCTATCCGCCAATCCAAATAGACTATTTGCTTCTATCTACAATAGTTCTAGCAAGACAGTATACATCAAACTAGGCACTACAGCCAGCAGCTCTAGTTTTAGTATCTTTTTGATGCCTAACTCCTACTGGGAAGTACCAGTTGATTGGACTGGACAAATTGATGCAATTTGGACCGCTGCCAACGGAAACGCCCTTATTACCGAACTAACTCCATAATCTAATTGATTGGAATGGCAGGATAAACTATTGAGAAGCTTGCTAGAAATGGCAGGCTTCTTTTTGTTTTCTCCATAATTTAGCATCTTAGTTAGGAGTATGAATGAGTGGTGAGTCACCAGTAGTAGAATTATATGATTCGACCGGCAATCCGTTAGCCGTTCAGGATGGTGTGGCTATTCCTGCCAGTACACCAGGACTCCTATCTATGGGTTCTGATGGAACCAATTCGAGATACATTACTATTGATTCGTCTGGTCGTCAAATTGTAGTGGGTGCTGGCACGGCCGGCACACCTTCAGGTGGCGTCATTACTGTACAAGGTGTTAATGGTGGAACTCCATTACCAATATCTAGTATTTCAAATGTCGATGCAGGAAACTCTTCCACTACACCATTGGCTGGTAACGGTACATTTTCTGGAACTGGTATTGATGTTTCTAATTATGGTGTTATTTCTGTTTTTGTATTTGCCGATCAGGCAGGTACATTGAATATTGAGTTTTCAACTAACAACACTAATTGGGATGATATCAATTCATATGCTGTTTCAGCTTCTACTGCACTAAGCGTACAATTCGGTCCACAAGCCAGATTCTTTAGAGTAGTTTATCAAAATGGATCTTCGGCACAATCAGTTTTTAGATTACAAACAATTGAAAAACCAATTACATCTTTTCCTGAAACGGTTCCAGTTTCATATGTTGTTAATGCGGCCGATGATGCTATTTTAACTAAATCTGTTATCACCGGCAAAACTACCGCAGGTGGCGGAAGTTATGTTGATGTAAAAGTCAATCCATCTGGAACTTTGACAGTGGATGCCTCAGGCAGTACTGTTACTGCTAATATTGGTACGACTGGTGGTCTTGCACTAGATGCTACGCTAACTGGTGGAACACAAACTACACGTATTACAGATGGAACTAATACGGCCACTGTCAAGGCTGCCTCTACGGCCGCTGTTGCTGCTGATAAAGCATTGGTCGTTGCTGTCAGCCCAAATAATATTGTTTCTACAACCAATGCCAGCATTGGAACTAATAATACTACCATTCCATCATCTTCAACTTTAATTGGAGGTTCTGATAATATCAATATCACCAGACCAATCAAAGTTGATAAATCCGGAAATGTTCAGGTTGATATTGCAGATTCCGCAAATGTAAGTGCATTTGGAAGAGTTCGTGCATCTAATCCTTTAGCTATTTTTTCCAACAAACAAATTTTTGATAGTCAACCATTATATTGGGACGACCAACAAACTTCTGGAGCAAGTACATCAAGTGCATTTCAATCTAATAAAGCAGAAACGTTAATGACCGTCACTAATAACGTCGCTGGCACTCGTGTTAGACAATCATTCAGAAGAATGAATTATCAACCAGGCAAATCTCAATTATGTTTATTCACCGGAGTACTTGTTAATGAAGGTGGAACTGGTAATGCTGCTGTTAATAGAAGAATTGGTTTATTTGATTCAAACAATGGTTTTTATTTTGAGCTAACTGGCACCACTATGAATGTTGGAATTAGAACGTTTACCAGTGGATCGGCAGTATCTACTCTCACTCCACAATCAAGTTGGAATATTGATAAACTAGACGGCACTGGAGAAAGCGGTTTCACATTAGATGTAAGCAAGGCTCAAATTTTCGTAATCGATTTCCAATGGTTAGGTACAGGACGTATTAGATATGGGTTTGACTTGAATGGAGTCATTATATATTGTCATCAAACAGTGGTTGCTAACAATCAATCTTTAGTTTCTATATCTAATCCTAATTTACCAGTTAGATATGAGATACAGAGCTTGGGTACTGGCGCTGCTACCACTTCTTCTTTGGCGCACATTTGCGCGTCCATAATTTCTGAAGGCGGACAAGAGGATGTTGGTTTTACATATGGAGTAGATATGGGGGCGGCCTCAATTACTACTGGAAATAATACCAACACTTATACGTTACTAGCAATTCAATTACAAAATGGTTTCATGAGTGCTACTATTGAACCAACTTTTTTCTCTGTAGTTTCTGGTACGGCGAACGCTCAATTCAAAGTTGCTTTGATATTAAACCCTACAGTAGCAGGAACTGCATTATCTTATACTCCAGTTACTAATAGCGCTTTACAATTTGCTGTTGGAGTAGCCAATAACACAATAACTGGCGGCACCATCATTTATTCTGGATATTTCCAAAGCAATAAAAGTAATTCAGCTACAGATAAGCTATCGATAGACGTTTCATTGGGATCAAGTATTGCTGGAGTAAGTGATACTATTGTTTTAGCGGTGCAGCCGACCCCTTCTGCTGCGCTTCTTTTCTTAGGAAGTCTTAACTGGAAGGAACAAATCTAATGCCGACGTTTGATTTTGCATTAAATGACCAGACGGTCACCTCTAGCGGATCATTTCTTCATGATGGAGATACCAGTCATGAACATGTTCTATTCTGGAATATTGTGGGGCCAATTACTGGAAGCTCTCCCACTATTACATTTTCTCTTCAAGAAATAGATCCAAATGATAGAGTTTCTGCTGTTGGTCAATTGATAACCAGTCCTATTATCAACACAACTGGTACTGGACAAATTACTTTAACATTAGGTATTAGTCCATTAATTTCTGTCATATGGACTGTAACTGGTGGAAGCCCTTCTTTCAGTCACACTAGTGCTGGTATAGTAAGTAGAGAAATTGGTAATACTATTGTTGGGGCCCCACCATCTGATACGACCAATGTTACGTCTGTTGCTGCCTCTGTAACTAATGTCACTTTACTGAGTGCTAATACAAAAAGACGAGGAGCCACTATTTGGAATGAATCAAATGCTTCTACCCTCTTTGTTAAATTAGGCTCTACGGCGTCTGCCTCTAGTTATACTGCACAAGTGTATCCATCTGGGTATTATGAGGTCCCGTATGAGTACACTGGTCGAATTGATGGCATTTGGTCTTTAGCCAGCGGAAACGCTCGTATTACTGAATTGACATAAGGAAGATATGCCATTAGTAAATCCACCAGTCATAATCCAAGATGAAGGCACTACGCAAGGTGCTGTTAATACAGTAAATTTTGTTGGTAGTTCTGTTACTGCTACTGTTTCTGGTAATGTAGCTACTGTAACTGTCACCGGAGGTGGCGGTGGTGGTTCTATGACAGAAGTTGAGATCGATTTTGGTTCATCTCCAACTAGAACTAAAACTTTCACAATAATTGACGCCAGCGTTTCTGCAAGTTCAAAACTAATGATTAACCAATCAGGTCATGCAGCTACTGGTCGTCAAGCTGACGAAAATGAAATGGATCCTATTCTGTTTTCTGGTACCCCTGGTTCAGGTCAATTCATTTTAATTGCCAACGCGCTGACTGGTCCAGTGGCAGGTAAATACAGGGTAAATTATACTGTGGCATGAGCCGCTAACTAATAAGAAAGCATTAAATCATGGCTGTTATTCAATCAGGCGCTTCCGCTACACAATGGACAATCGATACCACATCTGACGCTGGTAGAGTGACGTTTTACGATACCAATGGTAATCCTATGTCCAATGTTTCTTCATTGGGCAACGTTCTTAACGCACTCAATGCTGCTGTTACCATTACTCTGGGAGGTCAGTCCACTGCCGGAATCAATATTTCTGGTACGACAGGTACATTGACTTTAAGTTTTGAAGCTACCATTGACAATACTAACTGGTTTGCTATTAGCGCCACTCCACTCCCTTCTGGGGCTACTGCAACATCTACTTCTGCTAACGGACAATGGGTAGTTGACTTGGGTGGATTCTATGCTGTTCGTACTAGAATATCAGCATTTACTTCCGGCTCTATGACTGTTAGTGTTGTAGTCAGTCCTAACAACTCTAAAAACATTTCTCAGGCAGTTACATTTACTGGTGGAGTTTCTCAAGGCGCTCCAAATACAATTGCCAACTCGTGGCCAGTTGAAGTAACAGATGGCACTAACATTTTGGGCACGCCAACCCATCCAGTTCGTACAGATCCAACTGGTACAACTACTCAGCCAGTTTCTATATCTGGAACTGTTCCTGTATCTGGAACTGTAACATCTAATCAAGGAACCGCTAATACGATTGGAAATTCCTGGCCAGTCGAAGTAACTGATGGAACTAACGTTCTTGGAACATCAGCCCATCCCGTACGTACGGACCCTACTGGTGTAACTACACAACCTATTTCTGGTACAACCACTGCTAACCAAGGAACCGCCGCTGCGTTATCTGGTCACTGGCCAGTTCAAGTAACTGACGGTACTAACGTTATGCCAACCGGAGACGCCGTTGGTAGGGCTATCTTCGAGAAGATTACAGACGGCACCAATACGGCCACTGTAACGGCCTCTAGCGCGTTGAAGGTAGATGGTAGTGCAGTTACTCAACCAGTTTCTGGAACTGTCACTGCTGCTCAGGCAACAGCGGCAAACCTTAATGCTACAGTAGCTCAGGGGGCGCCTGCTGCAACTGGAAACTCTTGGCCAACTAAAATCACAGATGGTACTAACGGCCCTGTTTCTGTAACACCTGCATCTACATCACCATCTGCAACTGATCCAGCTTTAGTAGTTACTATTAGTCCTAACTCGCCACCTTCCGCAACTAATACTGGTGTCATATCTACAAATAACAGTTCCACCGCCACATTGGGTGCTGGCGCTACTTTTACTGGTACCGGTGAGTCTACGTTAAGTTATGAGTCAATTTCGATAACAGTAATGGCAATTGCCGCCTCTGCTCCTCCAGGAACTCTGATTGTTGAACAATCATCTGATGGAACTAATTGGGATATACAAGACTCATTTGCTGTTACTGGTGGTACCGCTTCACCAACTGGTGAATTTGATATTATAGTTCCACTAGAAGCTTCTAATTTTAGAATAGTTTATACCAACGGCGCTACAGCCCAAACTGCTTTTAGGTTGCAAACCATCAAATGGCCAATCAAAACATCTGTACCAAATGCAACGCAAAAAGGCGTTCAACCGGCAGTATTTACCGCAACGCAGGACGCTAAAGATTCTGGGCGTGTTGTAAAAAATTATCAAGCAACTGCTATCGCCACTACAACTACTGATACTATGGTTACTTTAACACCATCATCTGATTTTGCTACTGGAGGTTCTGGTACTAGTTTTACTGTTACTGCTGGAAAAAGACTTAGAATTCAGACAATATCAGTAGCATTTAGAGCGGGAACGGCAGCTAACCTTGCAGCCAATTTTAGATTTAGAGTATCTACTTCTGGTGCAGTTACTACGGCTACAGCGGTCGCAGTATCACTTGCTTCACAATCTACTAACGCTACTATTGGATCCATTGGTGTTGGTTTTGTTAACTTCCCTGATGGATTAGAATTATCTGGAACTATGCAATTTGGAATATCTCAACTTTCAACTCTAACAACATCAACTGTTGATGTTTCAATCGTTGGATACGAGTACTAAAAGTAATAACTATGGCTAATAAATTAACTCTACTATGTTCTTTTCAATTTGATTACGATGGAACAACTAATACAATCTCAATTAACCCCAAAACTGGCCCCGCCTTTTTGAATAATGAAATTGGTTTTACAGGATTAACACCTGCTTTTAATACTACCGTTACAGGAGTAATTTCTGGAACAGTATCAGTAACAGATAATGTTACTCAACCAGTTGCAACAACCGCTTCAGTATCAGGCGGTAATTTAACTGTTACCATTCCTGCTGGGTTTAGTGCTGGCCCTCTGTATGTTACGGCAAGAATTTCTTTTTAAACTATGTCAATAAGTATTAATACACCGGTAACGGTTCAGAAATTTTGGATTGATTTCAAAGATTTAGTTATCACTTCGAAAGCATTATCAATTCAGTATGAGATTGAGACCGCTACTGATTTTCAGCATTATATTATTTTCGCACTAGATGATAGTATTGCGTACATTTGTTATATTTGGTTAAATACCATTCCACCAGATCAGCTTCTTTATTATTCGCAAGCTCAAAATGATATTGATAAAGCAGATTTTGTAAATAACTATTTGCCAATTGCCAATGGTCGCCTTAATCCTGGATTAGTGCAAAACAATATACTAGAGAACACAGTAGTCACATCAGCAGGAAGTAAAATTCTTACTGGACTTGGTAATCGTCAAGTTAATCTTTTCATCAACTGTTCCCAAGCTGCAACTGGAACTGGGCCAGGTATTCAATTTACATTGCAAGAGGTTGACCCTGGAGATTTAACCACTCCAATTGGGACTAGTGTTACTGGTGCTGCAATTTTTGCTTTCCCAGCCACCCAGGAGATTTCTCTTAATTTAACTACCTCTAGCGCTCTGCAAGTATCTTGGATTATTGTAGGAAGTAGCTCTCCAACTTTCCCCGGAACCTATGCTACCTTAACATCTAAGCCAACTACAGTGTTTAGTGGAGTAGATGCTAATGGTGTTGAGAGAGTATTCCAGCCCGACAGTTCTGGACGTCTTTTGGTATCAGGCTCTAATGCTATTAGCACTGCGGTTACCGTTAACCCAGTCATAGTTGGAGGAGTAAATCCTGGTGGAGTGGCTGGTTATATGCAGCTATCTTCTGATAACTCTCAGATCATTTCACAGGGTATTAACAAACAACCGCTATTTATTAACGGAACTATTACCGCCAGCGGAATTTCGAATGTCACTGGTCTTGGTGTTCCAATGGTTAATCTATTCGTCAACATCAAGAATGCACCCACTGGAACCAATCCATCTATATTATTTTCAATGTACGAAATTGATCCGGGTGACCAGGCAACTCAAATTGGAACAGTGGTAACTGGAAAACTTATTACGGGCGTAACTACCCAAATACTAAGTCTACCTCTGACAACATCAGGTATGGTTCAGGTCAGTTGGACGGTTAATGGAGTCAGCCCTTCATTCACTGGAGTTTATGTCACAGCACTTATGAAGGATGCCAATATGATTACAGGCCCCACCGCAGTGGGCAGCCAAATGATTGGAAATCCTATCATTAATGGTGCGGTTGATCAATTAGGCAATGTGCAAGCAATGTCTCTCAAACTGATGAATGGTTTAATGAATACAATAGTTCATGATGAAACTGTAGCAAATAAACTTGATGAAATTATACTACTTTTAACGGATATAAGAGATAGAAATCTTTTAGGAGAATAACATGAGTGTAGAAATTTTAGGTAGAGTTGGACCGGGATATGGTGCAGACGGCACTAATAACAATCCACGTCTAACTAAAGATTTGGGCGTTGCCACCCAAAGTCTACATGGTAACTACTATGAGGGCACCTATCGTGGTAACGTATGGACTCTGTCCACTGCTGCCGGTGGTGTAACTGTGGCTGCTGCTAACGTTATTGCCGCTTCTGCTGGCTCTCCAATCGTTGGTGTATTTAATCCAGTAAACAGTGGAAAGAACTTGGTAATTGTTCGCGCTACTTCTCTATGGGCATCTGGTACGGCTGGTGCTGGTGGTTTGGTATGGGGCATCATCCCTCCAAACGCTGGTGTTACGGCTACAGGTGGTAACGGCGCAATCAACAATGCAACCTTCACTACTGGTGGCAGCGTAGCTAAGACGTTTACTGGTTCAGCACTAACTGGTGCCGGTGTAAGTACACTGTTTAGATTCTTGGGCGGTCCAACTACTGGCGCTCTTGCAGCTAACGGATCTCCAACTGTAAACGAAGAAACTGCTGGTGACATCATCTGTCCTCCAGGTGCAGTTGTTGGTTTGTTCGCGGCTGCTGCTGGTACATCTCCTATCGTTATGGCGAGTATGACTTGGGAAGAAGTCGCAGTCTAATTCCGATTCCTCGTCCGACATTTTTTGTGCATAATTTGTAATGTTCTGTGGAAGAAGTTTTTGTAAGTTGTAAGTTAACTTTTAACACAATACACAAATAACATGGGGCAAAAAATGGCAACACCAACCGGACCAGCCGGCGGTGATTTGGGCGGAAGTTATCCGAATCCTACCGTTGTACAAACACATCTTAACAATGGCACTGTAACCGCGCCTTCACTAACTTTCTCTTCTGACACTGGACTTGGAATGTACCACATCGGTACTGGTCAATTCGGTGTCACAGTTCCAACTAACGGCAAAATTGCTGAGTTCGGAACTTTCACAACTACCAATTTGGTACCAAATCCATATGGTCCAAATACTGTAAAGTATTCTTCTAGCCTAACTACCCAACCACTTGGTTCCGCTGTTGAGAGCACCGCTCTTTACATCAAGATGAATCACAGCGCTGGTCAAATGGTGTACGGCATCTATGGAGAAATTGACTCCAGCCAAAGCCTTACTGGCGGATCTTTTACCAGAGTAACTCATCTTGGTTCCGGTGACGCTCACTATGTAGCTCAGTTCGGAAGTGGCGGCTGCATCGGTTACGAAGCAGCATCTTGGTCCAACGGTTCTACTGGGTTCTTGGCTGACGTTCAGAAAGATGGTCTAGGAAACAGTATTCTATTTAACGCTTTGTGGCAGCAACCAACCGTACCAAACTACGGTTTGTTCGTAGCTACTGACGTTCCAGGAAACGCTCTAACTATTTCTAAGCTAGCTGGCGCTGATGATGGTCAAGTCCAGATTCGTATCACTGAGCCAAGCTACAGCTACAACCGTTATGAAGTATTCAGCAGCGGTCAAGTAAATCAAAAGGCCACTCGTTCTACTTCTACTGTAACTACCAATAATGCTCCAGAGCATCGTTTGGTTTCTACTTATTGGGATGGCACTCAAAACGTCGAAAGACATGCAGTCATCGGTCATGAGATGTTTGATACTTCTCCAAACTCTGCTATTTATTTCAGAGTTGGACCATATGCTGCTGAGCAGACAGTTTGTATGATGTCTCCAGGCCTATTTGATCTACAGGCTTCCCAGATCGTTGCTTGTGGCGGTCTAACTATGAAGGCTGGCGGAGCTAATGTTGATATGCAAACTGGCTCTATCATTACTCTAGGTGGTATCACCATGAAGGCTGGCGGTGGTAACATCGACATGCAAACAGGTTCAGTTGTTACTGCTGGCGGTTTGAGCATGAAGGCTGGTGGTGGTAACGTTGATTTGCAAGGCGGAGTTGTTGTAAACTGCAACAGTGTACAGACTCAATCTGCAATGACCTTTGCTGCTAATGGATTTAACGTTGCTCAATTTAGTTATGACAGCGTAAACGCTACTGGTCAAGTTAACTTGAACATTGCAACTACTAACGTAGCTACCGCTGGAACTACTGTAGTACCAGCTCTTGCAGCAGGATTTATGATTGTAATGTTGAACGGTAACTTCGTCAAGGTCCCTTACTACAACGTATAATTAAATAAGTTGAAAGCTTTAGATGCCCGCTGGCTTTGTCGGCGGGCATTTTCTTTTTCAACCACTTAACTGATATATTGTTAATAGAGGCTGTGAAGTTAGAGAGGTTGGATGAGAGCGCTAGTGTTGAGTGGTGGCGGCTCTAAAGGTAGTTATCAGGCCGGAGCATTAAAATATATTTTGGGCGAGAAGGGCGTAACCTACGATGCTTTGTGTGGCGTCAGTGTAGGAGCAATCAATGTTGCCTTCTTAGCCATGTACAAGACCGGACAAGAACTAGAATCCTCAGATAAACTGGCCCAAATGTGGTCTCAGTTAGACAACTCCTCAATTTACAAGCGCTGGTTTCCCTTTGGTCGCTGGCATGCTATTTGGAAGAAGAGCTTTTACGATAGCTCACCGCTACATGATCTCCTTAAAACAGAGATTGACCTTGAAAAGATTAGAGAAAGTGGCAAACAAGTCAATGTAGGTACCGTCTCACTCAGCTCGGGCAAGTATACCATTTTTGATCAGACCTCCGACCATTTTATTGATGCTGTTATCGCATCTGCATCCTTCCCCGGCATGCTAACACCAGTCAGTTTCCTAGGTCAGCTATGGACAGACGGTGGAGTTAAGGAAATTTCACCCATTAAGAAGGCAGTTGAGCTGGGTGCAGACATTATTGATGTCATCATAACCAATCCGGCCGTTAGAACTAAGAAATTCATCGAAAATCCAACCACTGTTGATATTCTAAAACGTAGTATTGACCTATCTACTGATAAGATTATGGCAAATGATATTGAGAAGGTAGAAATGTACAATATACTAGCTCAAAATAGGCTAACTCACAAGAAATATGTCAAGCTGAACATCATTAGGCCAGAAAGTAATTTGATTGAGGACCTTTTGGATTTTAGGCCCGAGAAAATACGGGAAATGATGGAAAAGGGCTACAAAGATGCGGTAGCCAACTACATAATGTAATAATTCTGTATAGTAGGAGAGGTATTTCCATGGGTTTTCCTAACGACCGTTCTAACGATCCAAAAGCACCTATTACTTGGGGTAGGGACTTCAATTTTTTCCAGAATGCTACCATTACGGCGTCTACTTTTGCGACTGATGCCGATATGGTCATCACGTTCCCAAGCTACACCGTTACTTTCGTGCTAACTGGTGGTGGAAAGCTTCAGTATTCTTTCAATGGCAATACCATTCATGGTGACATGGACAGCGCTGCCGGTTCCAATACAGCTACATTGACATTTCAAAATAGACAGATTACTAAGATTTGGTTCAAAAATACTTCTGGAACCACAAACATCCGTGTAGAAGCTTGGGGCATTAGATAAGGGGCGGTAATGTCGACAACTGTATTATCGTATATGCCTGGCCAAACGGCAACCATCGTTCAACAGACTTTTAACTCAGATGGTTATAGAGCTGATGGTTATTCTCCATATGGATTTGGAGATCCTGTCATATCCAGAATAATCTTGCCCGATCAAACGTTTGCAATTGGTTATCCAGTTCCGATGAACAAATTAGATGTTGGTCTTTTCAACTATAGTTTCAAACTACCTGTTGGAGCGGCTGCTGTTGGAACATACATAGTCGATATATATTGGTATCATCCAACTACAGGACAATTGCAACAAGATATAGTTTTGGTTCTCGTGACAGCTCCGTTTGGACTGTACGGCGTAACCGTTCCTTCGGTACCGCATTAAATAGTTACACGCCGGATTCCCTAATAATCTGATATAGTAAGGCACATGAGTAAGTTAGTTAAGAATAAATGTGAAATCGAATCATGCAATGTTTGCGATCCTAAGCTATTAGAATTGCATCATATTATAGAAAGAACAGAATTAAACACTACCAACCATGACTTCAATCTAGCAATTTTATGCGCTAATTGTCATGCACTGACGCACACCGGCCGTCTCAAAATTATCGGTGTCTATCCATCTACCCGGCCGCCAAATGGGCGAACCCTTATTTATGAGTTAGATGGCAAGAGAAACATTGAAGGCATTGATAAGCCTTACGTAGAGTTCAAGAATAAGTCTTTCAAAATCGGGAGTGTAAAGAATGAGTAAGAATAATCTTCAGATGGACACAACTAATCCAGATGAGCTAAGCAACAAGGTAACCAGTGAGAAAGAGACTCGTAAAAAGTTTCTTACGGTTGCGAAGTGGGCTGGTCGTGAAAAGGACATGCTTGTTCTTTTTGCTAAATTTGATAGGCTCCAACGAGAAGCAAATACCCCAGAAAAAATGAAGGACATTGCTAAGTTTGGTGCAACAGAAGTATACAAACTGCTCGGTGAATGCTTTGCTTCATTGAAGAATAGCGGCGCCTTAGTCATTCCAGGTTTGGACTCTCATATGGGAGAACTTTGGGTGGATGGCGAGTTAGTATATAAGGATAAGTGAAATATGACCGACGAAAAGTTTTACGGTGAAGTACTATGGTTCGATCCAAAGCGTGGCTTTGGATTCATTGGTTGGGAAAAAGAAGGCGTCAAACAGAAAGACATGTTTGTGCACTTCTCTGATGTTGCTTGTGAAGGATTCAAAACCCTTTATAAGCATCAGAAGGTTTCCTTTGGTCTTGGTGTTAACAAACACGGAACTCCCAAAGCGACTAATGTGGAAATAATGAAGAACTGATTACTTCTTCATGAAAATTTGAATAATCTGAGCTACCAATGCGAGTAAGCCGGTGACGAAAAGTACCTGGATCTTAAAGAGATCCTTAGAGGTGTCCTTTGCGTGTTCTAAGATTTCATCAATCTTCTCTTCAATCTTTTCTTGAGTGTCTTGGTTGTCGTTAAGCAAGCCAATGATCTCTTCATTCTGTTCGGCTACCGCCGTTTCGATTTCAACAGCCTTTCTGTTGACCTCTAGAATGATCTCTAGGTCCTTCTTATTGATTTGATCAATAAGAGGAATGATTCTATCTTTGTCCCTATTGTCAGGCATTATTCTCCAGATTGTTGGATGGTTTTCTTGCCTTTCCTCTTCTTTATCTTAACAATAACCGCATCACACTTGTCGTTCAACTTTTTATAGTCTTCAACTGTGGATACCTCGACTGTTTCTAACTTCTCTTGCTCTGAAGTTAGAATCTGATCAATAACGTTGGCTAACCGTTTACGAGAATGCATAGTTATACCTTTTTAGGTGGGTTGATTACGCTTCTCTGCAAGTCAAGCTCAGCTAGATCAGCGTTTTCTTGGGCATAGATTTCATCTTGCTTTTTCTGATCTTCATTAGAAACTTTCAGCTCTTCGTACTCTTCTTCATTCACGTTGTAGAGAGAGCGTACCCTATCTGGGATGATAGAGCCATATACGATTTGAATTCTATTCTTTTCTGGATCTGGCGGCGCCACATCGCGCACTACTATTCTGTCTCTCTTTTTGAACAGGGAACCTGACTCTTTAGACTTTAGAAGCTGTTCTATTGTGTACTTGTAGTGTTTGTCATCTAACAAGTTAACAGTAGAAAAAGCCCTAATATTCAAAGCCAAATCTGCCAATGTAACATTCATTGGAGACATATTGGTTACCCAAAAAGCGCGCTTTGTGGAAGGGGTTTTCATACTATAATGTAAGTATATTCATAATTGAACATATAGAAGAGGCACAATGGCAATCAAAGCACGTGGGGAATTGATCGACGTTACAGACCAGGTCAATCTAACTGTAAAATATACGGATGCGACGGGTAGTCCAGTGGACACCGACTCGTTCCCAACAATTTCTATTGTTCAGCCAAGTGGCTTGGTGGCCCTTGCTCCAACCTCGGCTGGAGTAAGCCATCCCTCGACTGGTGTGTATTCTTTTATATTTACCATTCCAATCAACGGCCCCTACGGAGCCTTCAACGATATCTGGGTTGGCTTTGTCAACGGATTCCGTGTGGAAGCGACTCTGACCTTCGTAGTTGACCATACGCAAATTCCAAGCATTAACTCTGACGGCTATGTCCACTTGGGAGATGACCCAGGGTTCAATTACTCCCAGTGCGCTACCATCAACATCAACAAGCTAATCAAGTCTCTAAAAGCTAGACTCAACAGCGCTGGTAAGGCTAAGTCAGCCGATGCTTATGGAAATACCATCTATGTCGATTGCGATATTTTCTCTATTGCTATGCTTACAACTTTTATCGCTACTGCTCTATGGGATTTCAACCAGGTACCTTACTTTACATTCTTCAAATTCGACGATGATGATTTCGTTGATCAGTTTGGTGAAATTTTAGTCGAAGGTGCTACTCTCTACGCTCTCGCCTCCAAGGCGCTAATCGAGCGTGGCCGTGAATTTCAAATCACGGATAACGGTTTGAACTTCAACCCACCAACCGTCTCTGAACTAATGCAGACTCAGTACAGCACTCTACTCGCCCATTACTGGGAGAAGTTGAAGTACATTAAGAACAGCCTACGTCCAGCTCCAAGAGGCTTGGGTGTATTCAGCATGAACAGCGCTATCAATCCGGCCTTCGCAAGACTTAGACACTTGCGTGCTCGTAGATTGATTTAACGTTCGATTTTTCTGCGCTCTTTAGATGGAGTCAAGTAATCCTGCAAAGGATTGCCCGCAATCTTCTCGAAGATTTCAACCTTCTTGAGAAGCAATGCATTCTTGTCCATTTTTGGACCCGCTAATGGGAATGTCACAAAGATTCTATCATCTCCGTGGTCGCCTCCCCACAATACAATTTCCGAAACTACGAATTCAACCGCATGAAACTTTTCTTCATCTGGTTTCTCTTCGGAGTAAGCTAATGTCACATGTGGCTTGAAGTCTTTGTGTGTTTTGGAGAAGTCGATGTTCTCATCATCAAAGTTCTCAGCCAACTTTTTGCGAAGCTCCATTAGGTCATCCGAATCAACTCTGCCGATAACAGGTATGTTGCCTTCTGGATTTTTCGGGAAGGAACTGACCTTGTTAATCTTAGCAAGGAATGGATGAAACTTAGAGACTACCTCATAAGTAGCTTCTAAGGATTTGGCCAATTCAGAGATAGGCCATTCGCTTTGGAAGTGCAAAAGGGTGATGTGCATCTCAGATGTAGCGGTTTTTTCGCCCGGTACGTCAATCTGTGCCAGTAAGCGTGCCGTTTCGTGTGGTATTCTGATTCCTAGAAAAGCCATGTGTCCTCGATAATATGACTATTTAACCATATCTGGTATGGGTTCCGAAAAAGAAGAGAAGATTCCACTTTCTCAAGTCAAAAAGCTTCCTTACAAGTCTTTAAACCGCATGATTAAGAAAATGCGCGAATATTTGAAGACAAATGAGGTCGTTCAAAAGATGTTTGACGAATATGAAGTGGATATTTCAGAGATTGAATACATTCCAATGATGTTTGGCAACTTAGACGTCTCCGCCAAAACAGATCATGGTGTTATTATTTTCAATTACAAGCTTTTGACTGATGGAGACTTCTTCAAAGACTTTTCTTATGGCGTTCATGAGATGACTCATTGGTTGCAGCAAACAACTGGCACCAAAGCTACTAAGAGTTCGGATGACGGAAGCTACTTAGATAACCCTTATGAGCAAGAAGGATTCCAGAACCAAGTACAGTACATTGCCGACCAATTTGGTGACCATGAGGCCGAGCAGTACGTTGATGATTTGCTAGAACACCACGAAGTTGAAAATAAAAAAGAAGTCAAGGAAAAGAAAGAGACCTTGATGGCAAAAGTATAATCATTCCGCCGTCACTTGTCCAGCCCGCCGGCTAATAAAATCGAATTAGAGTATCATGGTGCATTACTCTAACCCTATCATGTCTGGCTTGGACGCTGTTACGTCCCTTGGAGACGGCTATACCATAAATATGGCCTGGTTTCCTGCACAGCCAAACGTATTTACCAACAAGATAGCTTATCATCTGTATTACTCTACAGATAAGAGAACCGTCTTTTCTGAAGGGGTTAAATTCGTCATTGTGGATGGCACTACATCGGCCAACATCATTGATCTCACTCCTGGCCAAGATTATTGGTTTTCCATGAGACCAGTTGAGTATAATCCAGCTACCATTACGTTTTTGCAGAATCTTCCAATCGCTCACGACAATGTTCGATTCTATCCAAGTAGTATGCTGCGTAGCGACATCACCGCCACCGATTTGGTGATCCCATTAGTGGATGTTGAAGGATTTCCAAATAGCGGAGTCATCAAAATTGGAATTGAGCTTATTCAATACCTAGCTCTTGACCCCGTCAACAAAAACTTGATTGTTCCAAGTACTGGCAGAGGTTTTAACCTTACTCCAATCACTTTTCACACGACCTCTGGATTTGACGGATACAATACTTACACCCCAATTGTAAGCATGTATGCTTTTGAAGAGGATACTGGCTGGGATGCTATTTTCGTTTGCGAGTCTCGCTTTGAATATCCAAACTTTCCGTTTACGGTTATTGACGGATACCACCAAGTTACTAAAGACTACTTATCAACTGATTTGAGCGCTGCTGATGCTGCCAACGTCACTTTCCCATTGTATGATTTTGCTGGTTATCACAGAACTGATCCAGTTCAGCTTCTTAATGGTACCTGTGTAGGAAGTTACATCGGTGGAGAGCAGGGATGTATTGACGCTTTTGGTAACTTCAATATCACTCGTGGACTATCGCTACAAGATCAAAATACTCAGCGTCAAGATATTTTGTTGTCTGTAACTGGTCGTCCAGCCGTTCTAGTTAGAAGAGTTCAAACCGGAATTACTTGTTCTTGCTATTTGATTAACAGTGAGTATCCAGATGATCGTTGTCCATTCTGCTATGGAACCAAATTTGTGTTTGGATACGAACAATACTTCAATCCAAGAAGATCAGATGGTAGAATTCTAGTTCGTCCAGGACCAACCGCCGAAAATCTCAAGATGCATGAGGCCGGTTTGGAATCCGAGTTCCCTCTTGATATTTGGACATTGACTGTACCCACCATCAAGACTAGAGATATCCTAATACTTTTTGATCAGGATGATAACGAAGAGTTTAGATATGAAGTTGCTGATGTTATCAGAAACAACACCATCAATGGTTTGGACGGCGGTCAACATCTCAAGACCTTTAGAGTTCGTAAGACAGATCCGGCTTATCAGATTCGTGTCTTCAGAAATACAGCGGACTTCCCAGCCAAACTCAACACCAGCCTTGGATTTGCTCCTGGTATACCACCTCACAGTCACGAAATTGTCATTAATGAAAAAGTTTTGTCAGTTTCTCAGATAAATCAAACTACTGCGCTCTCACAGGGCCATAACCACCCGATTGTAAATGGTCAAGTAATGGAAGTTCTAGGACATACTCACACAATCATCTTGCCGTAATGCAATAACCCTGCATATTACTATAATTTAAGGCGAATAAATGAGTCCAATAAACCCT